TATCAAAAGCTTCTTCTGCTTCTGGGATTGCGCACAAAATGCGATATCCTTTTGGCTCGGGAAGTTGTTTGGCTTTCTCTTCTGCTTCTCTCATTACTGCTCGTAAGTCAATCGCTTGACTTAAATCTACTACCGTTTGGTCACTCATCGGAGTTCTCCATAGTTTTATTAAGGTCAGTTATAAAGTTTCGTGCGGTAAAGAGACCTTTTACTTCTCCGCATACTTTTTTGTAGTCTTCAATAGTCTTACAGTTGTCGTCTGCTAAGCTTTCTTGAAGTTGCAAAATCCGTTCATCTAGTTGTCGTACTATATGACTTAAAGCCTGGTGGGCATCCATTATTTAGCTTTCTCCTTTGGTTTAGTCTCAGTTTGTTTCGTAGCTGATTCTTTTTGCGCCTCTGTTTGCATTTTTGCAACATCTTTCTGATGCATCATCTGTTCGCGCTGTTTACTCACGTCGATAGCCATTCTTGCGCCCTCGAGCGTATGGTCGGCTACTTCTTTGCGCTTAGCAAGTGATGCTTGGATTGCCATCTTAGCTCCTTCAGTTTCCTGTTGGGCAGCAATCCGTTTTGCTTCAAGTTGAATCTGTTGCATTTTAAGCTGGAAGTCGTCTTGATCTTTCTTAGCTTTACGTTGCTGTTCAGCCATCTTGATCTGAAGTTCTTGCTGTTGCAGTTGGATGATTGGGTCTTGAGCTTGCTGCTGCGCCTGGGCTTGTTGAGCCTGCTGTTGATTTTGCTGCAGTAGTTGTTGAGCTGCTTGTGCCATCATAGGAGCTAACTTAGCTTCCATTTCTGGGGTCATGCCAACATCTTGCTCGCCTTCCATATGAGTATCTTGTTGTGCTGGTAAAGGCATACCCATTTGCTGACTAATCTGATTACGGTACTCAAAGCCAATATGCTCGTTGACGTGACTCATCATAGCTTGCGCAATTTGCTGAGCCATAGGATTGTTTTGTAGCAAAGCATTAATGTGTGGGTCTTGCAACGCTGCCATGTGAACTGCGATATGGGCTTGATGGTTTTGGTAAGCAAATGCTTTGACCGGTTTCATTACTAATACGTTTTGGTTCTCTGTCACAGGATCCTGTGGCTTCATATCTTCTGGTAGTGGTACCAGCTTCTGATAGTTTTTGATTCCCAACACGTCCAACATTTGACGGTGTAATACTGGTAAGTCATATAGCTGCGGGGCAGTTTGCGCCAGTTGTAAAGCAGCCTGATACTGTACTACTTTTTGCGCCATAGTAGCCGCATTGGGATCGGAGACAGGTATTACAAACACCATGTCATAGTCTGATTGCTTAGCCATACGAGAGCCTTCGGTTGGCTCATAGTCATATTCTTCTGGCGTGTAATCTCTAATAATATCTTTAAGCAGCTGGAACTCTTGCTTCATTGCATAGTGAATACGCGCTTGGATTGCGCTCATCGACTTCAATGTTCTTTCTAGAATTGCCAGTGTTGTTCCAACGGGAGCGTTTGCGCTCATGTCAGATGCTTGAATCTCCGCAGAACCTGCAAACTTGCGGCCTTCTTCTACGATAGTTCCTAATAAACTGTAAAGGACTTGACTTGGTTCTTTGTAGGGGAGAGGTAAGAGATTATCACGCATGGTACCAGCTGGCACATCGACGTCTCTCCATTCACCAGGGGCGATAGGGGTGTCATCTCCTTTAACTCGCATACCACGGGTCTTAAACCCGCCGGGCAAATTCGATAATGTACCTGCGTCGACGAGTTGACGAATAAGGCTAGTACCAGACTTAGCAAAAGCGCCGATAAGATGTATAAGGCCAAAGGCGTAGAAACCAAAGCCCGGAATGTACGGATAATGTACGAAATGCTGTCTCTTATGATGTTGTTCATCTTCTGGTCTCCAGTTGCGACGGATAGCAAGAATAGTATTAGTACCCTTTTCAATCGTCACGATGTACGGCAACGCTATGCCAGTTGGTTCGCCGTCTTCATCAGTATGCTCAAACCCTTCAAGGTCTAGCTCTACGTGCATTTCTAACAGCTTAAAACGATCATCGGTTGTAGCTTTAAAGCCAAGCTTTTCCGCAATCTTCTTCTCAATCTCATCCATTACTTGGGTTGGTTCGCCCAAGTCTACGTCTCGGTAAAAACCTTCATGCTGCAAGCGACGTACTTCATTCTCGGTCTTACGCATCACATGTGTAACACGCTCAGCTGACTCTAAGCTAGAAGCTCCATAGGGGACAACTACATCTTCTGCAGGAACATACATAGATACTTGACGCTGTAAGCTTGGGTCAAAGTACACTTTCTTAAACGCATTACCTGCAAGTCCTAAGCCCCATAACATACGCTCATGCTCAGGTCTGTATTCTTTCATCACATCTGTAATTTGGTAGTTCATGTCCTGCTGCACACGGTCTGCGGCATCTTTTTTCTCAGGAGTTTCTTTACCAATTATTTGTGTTTTAACTGGGCCTGCTGCTGGAAACGTTTCCATCATGGTCTCAGCTTGGAACTTAACTACTGCCTCAGACAAAAGTGGGTGGTACACACCGCAAGCGCCTTCCCAAGGTTCAGCACGTTCTTCAATCTTTAAGCCAAGTAACTCAAGACCATCAACATAAGTTTGAATCCAGTCTTTTCTTGACGATACATCGTTATCAAAATCACCAGTCAATTCACTAGCTAATGTAGCAAGTACTTGATCATCTAATACTTCAGCAAGGTTATCATCAAACCCTTCTGGCTCTTCATCTTTTTCCATGCGCATGATGGGTTGTCCATCAATGCCAATCTCTACAGCTTCGGGATCTTCAATAGATATTTCTAGCTCAGGCTGATCGCCCTCTTCGTCAAGTTGATCTAAACCCTGTGGGGCCTGGTACATTGCTTTATCTATTGCCATAATTTATCCTTAATAATAGGCTGCTTTTTTGCGATATTTGTAAAGTATATCGTCATCAGGTTCGTCACTTGGCAGACGAATAAATCCGCCCTGCCTGAATCTTAACAGAGCTAGCGTAGTTGAGTCTACTAAGTCATCATTTAGACCGCTAGGAAAGTCATTACATTCCTCAATTACATCCTTCGCCCAGCGGTGCGCCGGCGCCCAGACGACCCCTCCCGAGAACAGATCGCTAATAGCATTAACTCGAGAGATTTTGTCTTGACCTTTGCCAGGTGTGAACTCCTGCGCTGGTATACCCATACGTCTGAACTCTTGATAGAGTGCCGCCCCATTGGACTTCTTTTCAACCATAAACGCATCCGGTTGCCATTCTTTATATTCTTCGAGACAAAGTTTCTTAAGTTCCGGAAACTCCAGCCGCTTTTTGATCGCATTAAGTAGGATGATGTTGTAATTGTTGACCTCTTCGTTAAAGAAGACGCCCCACGTTGTGAGCGCATTAAAGTCCGCACGGTTGTTTGCCTCCTGAGCCGCGTCTAGCGACATGATAATAAATTCACACTGCGGTGGCTGTTCCTTATCCCAGATGTTCCACCACTCCCTTTTAATCAAAGCACCTTCTTCAGATACTGGATTTTGCATATACTGAGCATTCCAATACCTAATGTCAAGTGCAGCTTTCTTAGCTAGTAACTCCTCTACAGGCCAGAACTCAGGCCAAAGGCTTTCGCCATCATCTTTAATAGCAGGAAACTCAATAACTTCCCAAGGGTCAACCTCGTCGTTATTCTCTAGCTGTTTTATGATCTGTCCGGTTAAGTCAAGTTTAGACCACCGCGTCATCACAACAATGATCGCACCACCCGGCATAAGGCGCTGAAGAGGCCCAGACTGGAACCACTCCCAAGCAGGAAGAAAAACGTCTGGTCGTCCTGTTTTGGCGTCTTGCTCAGAATGTGGATCGTCAATAATGAACAAATCAGCGCCCCTACCAGCGAGAGCACCTCCAACACCAATAGCAAAGTATTCACCATTAAAATTTGTTCCCCAACGCGAAGCCGATTTACTGTCAGCTTGTAATTCTACCTGCGGAAATATTGTTTTATAGTTGTCTGAACCAACAAGGTTCCTAACACGACGTCCAAAGTTAACAGCCAAATCCGCTGTGTGAGACGCCATGATGATTTTTTTCTGAGGATACTTACCCAAGAACCAGGCAGGAGCGAGATAGGATATAAGTTCTGACTTACCATGACGCGGAGCGATATTAACAATGACTCGTTTTTTCTTACCGTTAGCAATATCTTCAAAAATTTGAGCCAGTTTAAGATGGTGCGGTCCGACTTTATAGCCCGGGTATACGTGTTTAACAAAGTCCAAAAAGGATACTTTGCCTCGTTCTTGGGTGAGAAATTCGTCATATTTTTCTAATAAATCCTTAGTTTTCCGCTTAATTTGCTCTGGAGTTTTGGGGTTTTGGACCAATAATCGCAGCTTAAATAGCTGTTCCTGAGACAATTTATGCATCTTTTTCGTCTTTTTCTGTGATGTTTTTAGCTTCTACATCAATATATTTACCCTCAACATCATCTAAAAGGGTCAATAACTCAGCCTCAACCTCTTCCATAGACTGGATTTTGACTGTAACTTCGCTTCTTTTCTTGAACGCATCGACTCCATCAACCTCACCAAGCACCCGCAGAGCCGCAACTTTGGTCTTTACATCCTTGGCAGCCTCTACAGAATGCACTAAGTTGTTGACTACATAGGTTTTTAGGTCGGATAACTCATCTACGATGCTCACATTCATCTGGGCTACCATGCCAGCTAACATAGCAAGAGTCTCGTTGGGGTACTGATTAAACTCTGGGCGGAACTTGGGGTCACTTGCCATCTGCACGGCTAGCTTTTTAGCGTCTTCGACATTACCTTTGTTGGGTGAGATGGGTTGTCCGCTTAGTTCAGACATTAAAGCCACCACGTTTGCCCGCATGTTTAACTCTTCTTGGGGCGTGAGTTCAGGAAATGCTTCGGTAGCATTCTTTGGTAGGGGGATGTTGCTCTCGATTTCTGGAATATACGCGTCCATGCGCGAAGTATATAAGGGTTTTAACTATGTGTAAAGAGTTTCTTTACAGAAAAAGAATGGGGCGACGGCTAAAAATGCGCATCTTTAATTCTACGGAAACCCCTAAAAACACACCCTCACGTGTATGAGTAATATGTTACACCTTTTTCTTTTTACGCCGAACCTTTTTCTTTTCTTCTCGTTCTTCGTGGTGATGAATGCGATGGCAATTGGCGCATAGGGGTATGCACTTTTTAATTTCTTCTTTAGCTTTTTTGTAATTACCTAATTGAGCTAGGCGGTTTACTGAGTGGTAATCTGTTCTATCTACGTGGTGAAAGTCTAGTGCTGCTGGATGAGAGAACCCACACATCGTACATTTAAATGTACTCTTAAATGCATACCACTCTTCACGCCTGTCGCGTTTTAATTTAGCCGCCCTAGCTTTTACTTCTACTTGATTAGCTAGGTAATGCTTACGGCTGTACTCCTTGTGTTTGTTTTTTCTTACGTTCGCGTCTTTGTACGGCATCGGGATGAACCTTATATCTCCAGTAGATAGCGTTCTTAAAAGACCACTTGTTGGCAGGAGTATATATCCTAAATCCACAAGATATCAAAGAGTTTGATGATGCAGGGTTATTTGTTGTATCAGTGATGAGCCAATTCCAACCTAACTTCTTAGCTTGTGCTTGTCGTACTTTGATTAATCTTTTCTGTAATCCTTTGCCTGTGTACTCATACATCACACCTGCTCTACATAAGTAACCTGTATCGTTCCAAGCAATCGACCGAACAAGACCAGCAAATCCCACGGGCTTGCCATCCTCTGTATATACGATCCACCAATGCCCACGATCTGGTTTGTAGATAGAGTCGCTCGGCAGGATTTTCTTTTGTAAGTAACATAGCATCGTAACGTTAGCAGGTTCGCGTAGATCAACTTTTCGGACAAAGAACTTCATAGCAACTCCTAAGAATTTTTAAATATTATCCCCCATATATGACAGTTTTGGGTCCCCTTGACGGGGGGTGTTTCTGTATAAATGTAAAGTTATGGATAGGCGCAATTTAGGTCATGAGTTTGGCACTTTTTATTTTTAAATTCAATAGGTTAGGCCAATAATGGAGTCGTCTGAGTTTGAGAAATCGGCAATAAGTAAGAGGTATGAGTTTGGAAATTTAGTGGAGTTATTTATGTAGATCAAAGGGTATAAGGCATGGATGGAACCATTTCTAAAAACTGGGGGGTAGGGGTGCGCGATTGGGGGCGGGAAACTTGACATATAGCGGGGTATCGCGTAGAACTGTAATCAATGAAGCAATGGTGCTTCAGACATAGAAAGGATATCCATCATGGATACACTTGGTTACTTAGTATTAACTATGACTGTTGTAGTTCCTTACTCACTCAAGCATGAAGATAAGTTCCGCTTCAAGCGTCAGACCTTGGCACGGTTTAACTGCTGTACTGTTGAAGAGGCACGTGTCTTCAAGGCTCGGTTCTTACAGCTTAACGAACATCTAAGTGCTGACGAAGTACATGGTGAGTGGCAGACTCGGGAGTTTATCTAATCAATCGGGGGCTTCGGCCCCCACTTTAAAAGGAGAAGTAAATGAAACTCGTATATGACAGTACTTGTGAGCTGGTACAAGCTGGTGATGTAGTTCACATTAAGAATAGACCTTGGACAATCCTGTCCGTGCCTGAAGATAACACCGACTATGTCACAGGCAAGACTATGGACGAAGAGGGCTGGATTACCCTACTCACTCCCGAGTGGCTCATGGCTACATGGGTTAACGACACCATATGGCAACGTATGTGCGAACGCAAAGAAGAGTGGGATGTGCAGATGTATATCAACGAGCAGTTCATGCAGTAACACTCGGTCCCTGCGAAAGCAGGGATTGAAACCAGTTACTTGTTGTCGGGCGTGTCTATGCGAGTGCGTTATTTAGTGTGCCATTCTTGCGTGGAAACTTGACTAATGAGCTTGTGTCGCGTAGAACTGTAATCAGCCAAGCAATTCCGCTTGGTTTATGTAGTATTTCATTTTATGAAAGGTAATACAAAATGGCTAAAAACCAAAACCTAGCAGTAGATTTAATCGCTTCCCTCAAAGACGGAGCTTACAAGCAAGCCTCTGCCAATGATCGCATTGTATCGGTTGCGAAGTATGTAATCGAAAAGGTCAAGGGCTTTCCTGAGGCTTTGCCTGATGAGGCTAAGGCTGAGTTAGTCGAGGGTTATCGTCTACGCTTTAATGAAAATAACCCTGCTATTCAGTATGTCATTGTTAATGACCACTACTTGTTAGCTAGCGACTGCCCTGATGTAAAAGAGGGGTTTGTTAGTATCGGGGTAGATTATGCCTACTCATTCAGCCAACAGCAGTTTGGCAAGCTCAAGAATGAGAACCCCTACTTGTATGACATTATCAAGCCTTTGCGTGATAAGTGTTCTACCTATTGCAGTAATCGTATCAACGACCTAAAGCGTCAAGCTCGGGCTTTGCTCAAGACTGATACTAAGGGTAATCGTGGTGCAACTCTTGATTTTGGACAACGCTTAGTCAAGGTCTTTGATGACCTAGAGGCTAAATGCAAGGTCGCTAAAGAAAGAGGTGATACAACGGCTGATTTAGTCAAGTATCGCAAAGCAGTCGAGGCTTTTAACAAGGCTTGGGCTTAAGTAGTATCGAGGGACAGGGCTTCGGCTCTGTCCCTTTTTTTGTGCCTCGAAAATGAAACCAGTTACTTGTTGTCGCGTGCGTGAGTGCGTGTGTTAAATATCTCATAGCCCATATGCCAGCGCAAGGTCATTGATTAGTGTTCCACGGGATAGTGGAATCTGCCCTGTATCATTTAGAATTCTAAGAACTGATGCGACAACATCAGCCAACGCTAAGTTATTACAAAAAATTCCAAGTTTAGAATCGGGGGTTCTGAGTTCCGCAGAAAAATTCCAAGTGGTTTGGAATTTAATTTGTTTTATAAATCATGGACTTACACAGGAAATTCCAAAATTCCAAGTTTTTTAGAAATAGGCTAGGGGGTAAAGAGTTATTTTAGAAAAGTTGTGTCAGCAAGAAGTCTTTTTTCCCGATGTATTTTAGTAAAGCAGAAAACACTCGCAAGGTATTGTTACCTCAAAAAAACTTGGAATTTTGGAATTTTTCTTATTCTTCTTCTTTTTTAATTTAATAAATAATATATATAACAAGGACTTATAGCATTTTTTACCTCGAAAATTAAATTCCAAAACCATTTTTAAACTTGGAATTTTTCTTGGAATTTTTTACAAACTTGGAATTTTTTTGGTCTACCCTCGCCTAAAAAAGTTATCCACGAAGATTGTGTTAAAGGTAAAGTTATACTATAATTATAGTGTTGGTTGGCGAGAAAATAAGACGGCAACATAGTCCCCTCACCCACCAGCATTACTTAGCGTTCCACGATGTAGTGGAATTTGATTGTAGTTTTTATCGGAGATTGGCATGAATACTTATCTGATTCACTTTGATGGTAAGCAGTATGAAGTAGTTGGGAAAGATGTTTATAGCACTAAGGTGGCTTTCGTTAATAAGTTCAATATCCCAAAGCGTAAGCAGTCGTTAGTATCAATTAACCTTCACAAGAAGGCAGACCAAGTAGTAGTTCATTCAACCGCATCACTATAAGGAGTAAAACATGGGCAAACTTAAAAACCTCATTATCGAGAACGAGGAAGCGTTCAACCGCATCTTCAAAGCAAAGCAACAAATCACCGACCCACGAGATAGTGGACTCGAACCTACTGATGAAGACTTAGCTAGATACGAAGCTGAGTTCGCAGACTGGTTGGATATGTATGAGAAGTCTTTTGGTGACGAGAAGGGATACCTACCATGATTGATGAAACTTTTACACCACAATGTAAGCTATGCGGTGATGTATATGACTCGAAGCGCTTAGCGTTGGGCTATGCGGTGTGCTGTGAGTGTGGCGACGAGATTGCTCACAAGCTAAACACCAAGCGGACTATCGCACCACTTCACAAGTCTAACTACATTCTCGTAACTA